ACGAAGCTTTTCAAGGCGCCAAACGACCTTGAGCTTGAAAAAGTTTATTGTCCGTACTTTCTGTACAGCAAGAAACGCTACGCGGCAAAGATGTGGGAAGCCAAGACCAGTCCCGACGGGACTGTGAATGTAGTCTTCAAAAAGATTGACGTCAAGGGTCTCCAGGTGGTTCGAAGGGACTCGTGTCCGTACGTGCGTGAGACGCTCAAGTCGCTCTTGGATATGGTGCTCGAGTCGAGCGACCCGACGCCCGTTATCGAGTTTGCGCGTGACGCGGCCCGGAAACTGATGGCTGGTGAGGTTCCTACAGACAAGCTCTTGATGAGTAAGCAGCTCGCATCAGACTACAAGGTGCCTCAGCCTCACGTCACGGTCCGGGACAAGATGCGAGCCCGCGCGCCCGGCTCCGAACCGCAACAGGGCGACCGCGTGTCCTTCGTCATCATCAAGGGCGACGGAAAGATGTTCGAAAAGGCCGAAGACCCCGTATGGGCTCGGGACAACAAAGTCCCGCTCGATTACCAGTACTATTTCACAAACCAGTTCAAAAAGCCCGTACAGGACCTTCTGGAACCTCTGGTCAGTGCCGACTTGATTTTTGACAAAAAGTTTATGGTCAAGACGTCGAGTTCTGCCGAGGTGGAGGCGCGAAAAGCCTTCTTGGCTCGGTTTTCAAAGCCCTTAAAAGCTCCAAACGTATAGTAGGTATGGAGCAGCAGGAGGCTTATCAACAACAGATTCTTCAAAACATAGAAGACGAGGTAACTCGTCGCGTCAATCTCAGGTCCAGGGCAGTGCTTGAAGAGGTTTCTCGACTCTACGAGATTCCCATCGAGAGGCTCATCAAAGATACGGTACGGGTCGAAGACAATTTCTGTAAAGGTATACTCAGGAGTAAACAAAGGTGCCTCAAAAAACCCAAGGAGAATGGGTACTGCGGCTTCCACCAGTGTCAGTGCCCTCACTACAAACCTCCTGTGACCGAAAAGAAAGAGGAGGAGGCTCCGGCGCCGTGGGACTGAGGAACACGTAGTGTTCTGATCCTTGTTTGCGAGTGGGGACACCGTAGTTAGAGAATTCAGACTTAAAATTGATTAATGGGAAGCAAAAGTGACCTTTTACTTTCAAGTCTTACCAAGTTTTTCGAAGTTCCCGAGAATCGCGAACAGCTCCATGACATTCTCGGTCACGGAAAAGGCCCGTCTCTCCGGAAACTCGAGTGGTTTGTGACCAACTATTCCAAGGCGAACCATGTATCGTTCACAGCTCCGAACGGCAAGGTTTTTACGGTACACGTCGCATACAAGTCCAGTCTGGACGGGTACAGTAAAAAGCTCTTTGATCCGTTTTGTCGGACGGAGCGTATCGACTTTCAGGGTCTGACAACCACGTGTGCCCAACTGAACTTTCTTCGGTGGGCAATTTCGAACGGAATTGTAGACGCGCTCCGGAAGCTTACAGAAACGGAAGGGAAGCAAATCCACCCTGAAATTGAAGCAGGCTGTATCCATAATAAAATAGGTACAAGTTGTATCCAGTAATGAGCTGATTTGTGTACGACGCGTTAAAGTTCAACTGAAGGTACGTTGTTTGCGAATTTAACTTTGAAAAATTCAAGTACCCACCCTGATTGTACTCTTTCGGCGTCAACCCGAAAGAATACATGTAGATGTTCTTTGAAGGTATCGAAAGGTAGTGTTCCATAGGCTGTTTGAACGAGTAGTAAAGAGACCCTTGAAACGTACTCAAAATGTCCACATTATTCAGGGTAATCTTAGCGTTGTTAATAACGTCTACGAAGTTAGAGTTTCCAGAGGGGAACTGAAGCTCAATACCAGTTTGAATATACTGAGTCGAGTACCCGTAGCTGTATCTGGACGCATAGTACTTACCGTCCGTCACCGTCTCGTAATTCTTATTTCGAAAGAACCACGCCAGAACCTGAACTGGATAGTTAGCCGTCAATTGAAGAGTTGGACTTGCGCTCGTGAATGCAAGCGTCGACTCTTTTTGGACGCGATTCACGATGTACTTGAGTGGTGTGTTCTGATAGTACAACTTTTCTGCATTTTCTAAAAGGATTTCTTCAGTGATGAGATTCGGCCAAAGTGTTGTCCCTGTCGGATACACATCAACATTTGTATTGGCCGGAAGACTTGCCCACCACGTGTTTGGTCTAAAAGTGAAACGGACGTACAAACGCTGGTTCCACATGGCACACACGGGAAGGTACGGCTTTCGAAGCCGCTCACGTCCTTTATTATGAGCCGAATGACGTCTACAAAAGAAAAACTCGAGAGGGATGGTGATAGTGCCACCGACTTGTGCGTTTGACACGTTCAGGGCTGTCTGAAGTCCGAGCTGCTCGTCAGCATCCAGAAACATCTGGTCCCGGATAACGTACCAATCATCGTACAAAGTCTCGACGATGGTCTCATTCATCAAAAGATCAACCTGTTGTAAAAGGGCCCGGCCAACGTTTGGTGTGTATCCGTTACTCCCCGCAAGGGCCGGTAAAGTCACGGAGAGGTACATGTTCGACAGAAGATGACCCAACTCTGTCGGACGTAGTTCAATCTGAACGACCGAACCCTGATACGAAGGGTTTGGAGGTGGAAAAGGGTACACCTTTTGATACATAACAAAGTTTGAATAGCGCTTAAATTGAGGGTTCCATTGGGACTTGCTCATATCGTCGGTCCAAAGATACTTTTCCTGTGGGCCCTCGGCCTGGAGCGAAAGGACTGAACCTGAACTGAACCCTTTGTCCTTTTCTTCAATGTACTTGCTTTCTGGAAAAAGGCGTGTCCCGGGTTGTGGGTCTTGCCATTCCACGTCCGTATTGAGGTCCCTGAGTTCCGCGTAATTCCCTACGTGAACGTTCGAGTTCAACTGGACTTGTACGTTTGGTATTCCACTGGCAGTTGTCGGAGAGACATAAGTTGTGAATTTTCCAGGAACAAATGAGTTTGTAAAAAGAGGCTCTTGAATCATTGCTGGAACACCATTCACGTGTACGGGAACGGAGTTGTTTGGTGGAATGCTCCCGTCAACGGGGACAAGTGTTGCAAAGGTCGAACCTTGAAGATTCTGAGAATATGAAGTTATTTCCATAGGAACACTAAACGTTGGAAGACCCGTAAGTCTCCACTTGATAGCTGTCTGAGGTGGTGGAGGTGCCGTAAAGTAAAATGTGACAATATTTTGAGAAACTACATAGTATCCATACAACGGAGCTTGAACTTTTTTAGTGTTGTAATGTAATTGGGTCGGTGGATAAATAATTGAACCTACAGACTCCTGTGTTCCTTCTATATTTTGGTCCGTGTCCGATTGAAGATTAAACGACCACTTGTAAGATCCATAATCTGTAGACCCTCCAACGTTTGAAAACCCCGTGACTTGAATTTGACCTAAAATTCCATTGAATCCCACCCCGGCCCATCCAGGACTTACAGGAATGGTCGGAACGTCTGTCGTTGCGTAAAACGTCACCTGGGTCGGACCAGTCACTTTATAAAAACCACTTACATCAATTGGAAAAAGGTTAATCGGAGTCTGTTGAGGAGTCGGAGCCACGGAAGCAGGGGTCGGTGATGGCGTCGGTCCTATAGTTTTATTAAAGAGATTGAAAATGGATGCCTGTGCTCTTTTTTCAAGAGAAATCACGTTTTGGAACACTTTCTCCATCTACAACTCGCTCAGATTATTCTTCCACATTTGAATCACACTCGTCGCCTTGAGTGCGTCCCGCTCCGCCTTGCGTTTTGCGACCAAGTCCTGGAGCCGCTTGACCTCCTCTGCCACGTACTGGTACGTCTTGATATCCATGAGCTTTTCCCAAATTTCATCCTTAAATTGTGCCTTGGCCAACTGCGCTTGGACTTGGGCCAAGGGAACGTTCAGGACCTTGAGGCTTCCGTTGATCACCCCCGTGATGAATCGAGCCTTTTCACTGAGCCACTCAATCTCAGAATCAAACTCTTTGAGAAGCCACGCCTTGCGTTTCTTGTACACCTGGAGCCGAATGTCCACGTAGTCCACCAGAATCTCCTCAGGGCTGTTGTACTTTTTGACAGCACCATTTGCTGCTATGAGGTACATATTGCTCGTGTGTATCGTCTTGGTCAGACCCAGCTCCTTCACCGCGTCTTCAATCGTGAAACTTGCTCCCCAGATGTGGAAATCGGGACTCGTCTCCGTCGAGTGGTTTTCGTACTTTTGAATCGTTCCCTTTTCGGCCAGGTCGTCCAAGTGTTCCTTGAAGTCCTGGATCCACTTGCCCGGTGGGAGTTCCGTGACGTGGAACCGAGACCCTTCACCGAACACGAGACCCTCGAGAACCCACGTATGGTCTTTGGTCTTGGTCACTTTGCCCCTGAATCCCTTGAAGTGTGGGACCATCGGGGCCATCGCCACTTGGTCCAAGGCACACTGGATGTTGTGTTTGATAACCTCCACGTCATACGGAGGCACGTAACAGCTGAAGCCTGTTCCGATACCTTCGGCCCCGTTCACGAGGATCATAGGGAGCACAGGCACGTAAAACTCGGGTTCGACCTGTTGACCATCGTCCACCACGTATTTCAGAACAGAATTGTCGGCCGGGTGGAAGATGCGTTTCGTCACGGGGCTCAGACGAGTGAAGATATACCTGGAGCTCGCAGCGTCCTTGCCGCCGGCTAGGCGCGTGCCGAACTGCCCCGAGGGCTCCAGAAGGTTCAAGTTATTTGCACCCACAAAGTTCTGAGCCAAGTTGATGATGGTCCCTTGGAGACTGGCTTCGCCGTGGTGGTACGCCGTCTGCTCCGCCACATAGCCTGCAAGCTGAGCCACCTTCATGTCGCTTGTGAGCCCCTTTTTGAGACACGCATAGATGACTTTACGCTGGGACGGCTTGAGACCGTCCGCCACGTGT